CGAAACCTCGATAGCGGCGACATCGAGGATCTGAGCCTCTTTTACCCGTATCAGCCCAAGTTGATGCACGCCTATTTCTTCGGAGATGGGCGAATTATCAACGTGTATAAAGGTCGCCGTATCGGCGTGTCGTTCGTCTTCGGCGTTTGTATGGCAATTGACGGGTTGGCCTCTCCCGGTGCGTTCTTCCCGATTGTCTCACGGACGAAAAGCCAGTCAGAGTCCCGAATTGCGGATATTCGTGACCTGATTGAGCATTCGAAGGTTATCAACATCGATGACCTCGTGACGGACAACAAAGGTGAGATCGAACTGCCCAATGGGGCGGTTTTCAAGGCATATACCGGCGATCCCGAGGGTGCGCGTGGTGATGACTCCGCAAAAACCGTTTTCGTAGACGAAATGGCATTCTTGGACGACCAAGAAGCGACCATGCGGGCTTTCATGCCGTTCATCTCGCTTGGAGACGCGAAAATGCTCCAAGTTTCGACTCCACGCGTTTCGAGCGATCTTTTCCTCCGAACGCACAAACGAGGGTCGCCAACGGGCAATAACGGCGTTATTTCGGTCAAACAGCCCACATTCAAGAATCCTGACGGCATTGACGTTTCAGTACCGCTTCAGGACCAGAATGTTCACCCCGTTCGCCCCGATCTCAACATCGATACGGTTGAGGCCGAGCGGGCACAAGACCCCCAAGGATTTGCACAGGAGTATCTGTGCAAGCCAGTTTCCGACGAATATCGCTTCCTATCGATAGATGCGATAGAACGGGCACAAAAACGCGGTGCAGCCCAGCCTGAGAAGTTCGAAGCTGGTGTTGGCGGGGGGAAAGCAAAGGCTTCGAACGCATACTGGCACCCAGCGACTCATGCGCGATCTGGCGGCATGATGGTGATGGGTGTTGACATCGGCATTGACCGGGACGACACCGCTATCTCTGTATTCGAACACGTTGGAGATAAGCGTTATCTCCGGTTTCATACCCTTGTTGAACGGAATGATCTCCGACAAGTAGGCGTTTACCCCGAAGATCCGAAAAATCCCGACTCAATTGCCCAATATCTTTACCGCGTGTCCGAAAACATGGGCGTTGACAAGGTATTTGTCGATATGACGGGTCCGGGCCGTGGATTCCAACAGGCAATCCAACATCGGCTCGGAAAACGCGCTCAAGGCTTCAATTTCAGCAATAAAAACGAGCTTGAGCGAATGTGGGGTGATCTCAACTACGCACTCCACAAAAACCTGATCACACTGGTTCCAGACGAGGATATTCACGACCAGTTGGGTGCAATCGTCAAACAGCAGTCTTACGAGGATCAAACGCCACGATTTTCGGGCAAAGATCAATCCGAAGACGGCAAAGACGATCTTGCGATGTCGATAGTCCTCGGGGCGTACCCCCCGAACTTCAAAGCTGATCGTTCTACATCGCCACACACGCGAAAGAACGTCAGTGGGACTGAGTATTCAGATGCAGATGCCGGAGAAGACACCCAAGGCGACCCGGTGCGAGCAGCCAAGCAGCGCAAAATTAAGAGCCGCGATCAATCGGGCGATGCAGCCGAAGCGTTTGCAGCAGCAAACAGCGTTCGTGGTGTCCGAGCAAACGCCAAGCGGTCAAACAACCGGCACAAACTTCGCCACTCACGCAACCGATCAAGCTCAAATCGGAGACGCTAACAATTTATGAAGGAAGGAACATTCGTTGACCCCCCGGACGATGACAGCAAGGAGTTCTATGCTGACTCACCGAAAGGGGTCATCAAAAACACCCAAAATCAGGGTGGTGCCGGAGCAAATCGCGGTGTTGAGGCTCCGCAGAACGAGATCGAGACGCATCGGGAAATTGCGTACACCGATCCCCACGTTCATGAGGCAGTTTACACCCTCATAGACTGGATCGGCGGTGACAGCTACAATATCAAGCCACGGTCGTTCGAAGCCGCTCTTGAAGGCGGTAGTGGCGAGATTGCAGCCGATATTACGAGCGGTGCCGAACTCGGGGACGAGGAAGCCCAGCGGACGATGGCAGCCAAGCTGGAAATGCTGATGAAGTCCTCGCGGTTCCAAAACGTGTTCATTGAGTGGCTGTACTACGCGGTTGTAGACGGCCACGCGTTCATGGAACTCGTGGTTGAAGACGGGAATTTCGACCCCCGGCTTCTCCCCACGATGAACATGAGTCGGGAAACCGACGAATATGGTCGCGTTATTGCCTATCACCTCGATCCCCCCGAAGGCGGTGGGGGTGGGGGTGGTGGGGGTGGCGATAACCGTGTGAGCTACGAGCCACACGAGGTCGCCGAACTCTACTTCCGCAAGCAACCAACCGAAGATTTCGGGCGGTCGTTCATCGAGCCAATCGCGGAAGCTGCTGACATCCTCCGCGACATGGAGATGGACTACGCGAGGTTCGTGGCAACGAAAGCGTATCCCCCGATTCTGTGGAAGCTCGGGACGGAAGACGAGAAATGGACTGAACCACAGATCGACAACTGGCTCGATACGGTTGAAGCCATCGAGCCGGACACGATGTTAGCGGCGGGTCACGACGTAGAAGCTGACATCGTTGGCACCACATCGACCAGTTCAACGGCTGGTGCCATGCGGTTGGAAGAGACGTTTGACCACTTCCAAGATCGGATCGTGACCGGTCTTGGCGTGCCTGCGCTCCTGATGAACATGGAGGGTGGGAGTGGGGGTCAAGGAGAAGCAATCTCTGCGATGCCCTCGTTCAAGCGTCGTGTTCGTCGGATTCAGAACCACATTAAGACCGAGGTTGAACAGCAGATTCTCAAATCGCTGGTGTTCAATTCGTTGCAAGACGCCGAGGGACCAGTCCCCGAGTTCGAGTTCGGCGAATACTCGTCGGCAGAAGAGCGGCTGGACTCCGATGTGGCAATCAACCTGATGAATAACCTTCTGCTGAAACCCGAAGCCGCAGCGCGGCGTGCGGGCATCGATCCTGACTCCGAGCTTCCCGACATTTGGGAGGGGGCGGACGGTGAGCAGCAGATGGAGATCCTTCGACAGCTTGCGGGCAGCGGTGATGACATACAGAACCCCGACGGGGGTTCACCAACTGGTACAGGTGGCGGTGCCGAGTCTTCCGGTGGCGAAGTGACTTCTCGCCAAAATCCCGGCGGTGATGAAGACGGACGTAACCGCCAATCCGTAACTGAAGGCGAAAACACCTGATACCATGGACGAAGATGAAAACGAAAAACTCAACGAAATTCACAACGCGGTACAAGAAACGCAGACTCAAATTCGAGTTATCCACGAACGAACCGGTAATATGGATGCTCGGCTTCAAAATGTCAAAGAAGAGGCCGAGAAAAACAGCAATGACATTGACAAACTCGAATTATCTGTTAACCGCAATACCACCGTTGTAGCTGGTATAACCAGTACGGTTACCGCCAGTTTGGTGTGGATTGGCAATAAGCTGCTAAAATTATTTTAACATGAGTAACCAACTCAATCTCGACGCTGATCTCAAATTTGCCGCCAGCACCCCCGACGACTCACAATCACTCGATTTTGACAGTGAGGAGTTCCGGCAGTATGCTGGCACTGGCTTCAACGAGCACGGCGTTCGACCAAACACCGACGAAGACGGCAATATCGAATCGGTCGATGTTGTCTACGAAGCAATGCAGCCGGGACCGCCTAAACGGCGTAACGGTGTGCGGATCACTGAAAATTTCCTGCGTAATCTGAGCGATAAAGATTACACCCAAAAACCACCCCATCTTCTCGATCACAAATCGAAAGAGACGTTTGCCAACATCGGTAACGTCCGAGAAATCTGGTTTTCCGAGCAGGCGGAAAAACTGGCACTAATGGTTCGAGTGCCAAACACTGGTGGTCCAACACACAACGAAGCAATCGCGCGATATACCCATGAACCCCCGGCAATCCGAAACGGGTCGGTAGGACTGGGCAACAACTACGAAGCAATTCGTAACGACGAAGGCGAACCAGAAATCAAAGACGGCAAACTCCGCGAATTTTCTGCCGTCAACTTCCCCGGTGGCTACGACGAGGGTGGCGTATCAGCCGCGTTCGCCGAAGCCGCCAGTGACGCGATCACTGAGTTTGATGACGAGGCACACGCGGATGAGTCCACCGAGGACGAAGCCTCAGAGAACTCGGCAGCGGATAACGACTTTTCGGTTGAAACCGAGGAGATCACTTTCTAATCACAATGAAATTTAACAAGGTCAACTTCGACGACGACCTCAGTGAGATGGACGACGATGAACTCACTGAACTGGTAGATCAATACCAGAAGGCACAGGAAACGAACGTTGCCGAGTTCAAACAGGTAAAGGAAACGGTTGCAGACCTCGTAGATGCGGATGACTCCGCCAACTTCGAGGATCTGTTCGGCGAGGTGCGGGACTTCACCGACGCGAAAGACGAACTGGTCGAAGAGGTCAAAGACTTCGACGCGTTCAATGAGTCTCCGGTCAGCGAGTCGGAACTCGAAGACGCCGCCTTCTCGAAGGTTCGAGAATGGCACGCGTATTTCGCTGCGGCAGAAGCCGCCCCCGAAGACGACGACGACGGCGAGTTCGACGACATGGGTAAGCGCGGCGAAACCGGTGGCGATGAGGAAGAGGCAGACAAGACGTTTGCCAACAAGCACCTCAGCGGCATGGCTGGCTTTCAGCGCAAGCAGTAATTCTACAAGGTAAATCACAATGGCAGACTGGAACGTAGCAACTGGTGCAGAACAGGCAATTAACCGAACCGGCGCGCCGAACTGTCAGGTCGTTGGCGAAGACGTGCAAGGCACGCCCGTCGGCGTCTCGCAGAACGCCGATGACGAGTGGGAACTCGTTGAGGCCGACGCAGAGGCCGAAGCCAACGGCGGTACAGAAATTAATGCCCTCGGGGTTCTGTTCCCCGAAGAGGTGGTCAATCTCGATGCGCTGCCGACTGGCGCATATCTGGCCGACATCGAAGAGCAGCTTGTTCAGGAGAACAAAACGCTCGCTGGCGACCGAGCGGTGTTCATCGTCTTCGGCGTTGAGATGATCAACAACGACGAGGACACCAACTTCACGCCGAACCAGCCGGTGTATCTCGACACTGGTGGGGGCTTCACGCAGACCAAGCCTTCGACCACTGGCGACATTCAGCAGGCGGTCGGTGTCTGCCTGCCACCCAACGAGGATGGCGGCAGTAACCGTGTGCAGGGCGACCGAATCTATCTCGACGTGGACCTCACTACGTGGACCACCGCGTAGAGTAAGTTCACAAACAATTAACACATAGGACATAAATCTTTATGCCACGACACGAAATCAAGACGAAAGACGGCGTACCACTCGATGAACTGCTCGAACAGTCGCGCCGACTGATCGACATTTACAACGACGTTGAGCGTCCGTTCCGCGACATGTTCGCGGAGATGGTCGATCAGCAGACCTTCTACAACGAACCACAGGATGCGGAAGTCTACTGGGAGGAACTCGCTGAGGGTGAGCATCCCCGCACGGTTGGCCGTGACAAAGACGACACCCAAATCTTCATCCGCGACAAGAAGTTCGGTCGCTCGGTTGGGATGTCGCAGGACTACATCGAAAAGCACACGCAGGAGCGCGTTATGCGCAAGATCCGCGACATGCTGGAAGGCGCGGACAACACGATGCGGGAACTCATCCTGTCGGCCCTGAAAGACGGGTATGCACAGGGGCAGGAACTCTGGTACGACGTTCCCGACTATGGTGAACACTCGTTCAGCCAGACTCACAGTCACATGTTCGAGACGACCGACGCTCTCTTCGATGACGACGGGAACGACGACACGGCCTACGAGGCCCACCGGCACATCGAAGAGGCCAAACAGGAGCTTACGCACCACGGCTTCGACGGGCCGTTCGTGGCTCTCGTCTCTTCGAACTTCAAGTATGCACTACGCGACGAAATTTCGTGGGATGCCCAGTTCCACATCCCGATGGCCACGGGGATGCGCAGTGCCGACATCAACGACCTCGACATTGTTATCGACGGTGTCCGACTCATCGAGAGTCCGTGGATGACCGGCAACAAGATGTGGGTCACGCAGGCGCAGAACGGCTCGCCGGTCAAAATCTACGAGGATTCGCCCGTCCACCTTCGCCAAGGCTCGGAAGGCGGCGGTCCTGTTCTCTCGCCCGGCGACCTCGTCGGTGCGAATGGCTACGCCCGTTGGGGTGTCAAGAACGTCGATCCGCTCCGAGCGGTCTACGTTGAGGCAACAAACCTCGCCTAAAGGGGTCTAACGCATGGCTTCTTCTGATACCGAACTTCTCCCCCAACTTCGGATGCAAACAGGCTATTCCGAGCTTGTACTGGATTCGGACGACTGGGATGCAATTTTCGGCATTGCACGTCGGCACATTCGAGTTGAAAAGGGCATTACTCAAGACTGGAACGAGGCCGACTGGTACGAAGAGCAAAACCGAGAAGAAGCCTTGTTTTGGTTCGCCTGTCTGTTCGCCAAGGTCGCAACTGGTGAGCTTGATTCGCAGTCGGTGTCGGTCGGTTCGATCAACCAGAAAACGCTGATGTCGAAAGAAACCGGCTCGGCGACCATCTGGTATCGAAACGCGAAGAAAGCGATGGGTGGCATGGCTGGCTCCTCCGACAATCCCTACGGCACTGGCTCTCGAACAGTGGTCCGTGATGATCGGCTCTACGGTAGCGACTCGGAAAACCTTGGTACCGGAACCGATGTTGGTGGCCTCTAATGCCATACAACCACTTGGCGGTTCTCGCGCAGATCGACCGACTTGGTCGGGCTGCACAAGTGTATAGCCGATCTGACGGCGAAGACGGCGAACTGCGCAATTCGTTCGGCCAGCTAAATTCCGACTACACGCTGGTCACTGACGGCGACGGGAATGCGGTTGAGGTTCTGTGCCTTCGCACGTACCCCAGCCAAAACGAGTACCAGCGAAACACCAGCGGTGATCGGAACTCCGATGAGCCGCTGTTCGTGTTTCCATTCGAGGACGCCCCGGAGACGGATGCTCGTATCGAGTATCCCGAACCCG